AGAACCGGGTGCTCCTCCATGAGAACGCCAGGCTGCGGGAGGTGCTGGCCGACTTCGACCCCGACAAGCTGGAACTCCTCGCTGAGTGGCTACGGCTGCAGGACGACCACCGCGAGGGGGACCGGATCCAGGTGGAGCTCTACCGGTGGGCCGGCTATATCCGTGAGGCGAAGGGGTCTTGAGTCGTCCCTCGCACTCGGAGGTGCTGCTCGCCGCCTACCGGCAGGGCCTCGAGCAGATGGACATGGGGAGGGAGATCCAGGCCGAGGCGGCACGGGAGAACCGGGAGATCCTGGTGCAGTTGAGCGAGATGTTGAGTGTGCCCGAGATCGCCAAGAGGTTGGGGATAACCCGGCAGGCGGTGTACCGGCACTTGGGGCGGTATGCGAAGGGGGGCGCAGAGTGAGGTGCCACATGTGCGACGCAGAGATGCCGATGGGGCCGACGCACCTCATCAACGTCTGGCAACCTACCCCCCGAGACCCCATGGAGATCGTGGCCATCTGCGGTGACCACGGCGAACCGCCGGGGCACAACCCCGTCGAGAACCGCCGGTGGTACAACGAGACGGCCCTTCGCTTCTATGAGGACCAGATGAGCCCCGCACCCGCGGTGGGTGGAAGCGAGCAAGGAGAATGAGTGATGGATGGATCGACCCTGACACTGATCTTGGGGACTTTGACCTTGGCTTCGGTGCTGACGATGGTGAGGTGGTCGATGACCTCGAACGCCCGATCCTCGACTTCGGCGGAGGAGATGGTGAAGCTGCAGTCGGCCACGCTGGAACGAATGGTCGAGCAAGCCATGGATTCGGTGAGGCAGTCGGCGGAGATCGTCCGGATGCAGACGGCGCTTACGGAGGTGGTGCTGCTGGGTCGACCGCAGCCGCTGACCTCGCAGGAGCCCGAGAGCGAGAGTCCGAGCGAGACGTTGCTGACACCCGACGATCTCTTCGACCGGTTGCCCGAGAACATCCAGGCGGAGATGGTGCGGGAGGCCGAGGAGGCAGGGGTCTGGCCAAGTCCCTCAGTGAAGTCGCCGCCCGACTCGAGCGAGACCGAGGGGTGGTCGTCCGAGGAGGAACTACAAGCCCTGGTGCTGTAGACGCCGTTCGCCACCTCGTCGGGACGGAGCCGGGGGCCAGGGCGCTCGGAGTGGAGCAGATGGCCCCCCGATCCACCAAGAAGGGCCGGCTGTCCGGGGCCCCGAAGTTCGACCATGCTACCTTCGAGGCAACGCTCTACGAGGTGAAGCACCAGCCATCAGGAGACATGAGGGTAGTCATCGTGATCCCGTCGTCCGACAACGATGAGGGAGTGAAGCTCAAAGACGCCTACGGGGCGGCGCTTCTGGTGTCGGTGGAGAAGATGGGGCGGCATGACCGCAGATGAACGAGGCCGACCTTTCCTACGTCATCACCCGTCTGCTCGAGGTGGGTGTCCCTCCGACCGCCATTGCCAAGGCCCTGGGCATGGATCCCTTCATCATCCGGGGGATGATGGCCGACCTGCGGATCGAGAAGTACGGCGCAGCCGAGATGGCCGAGGCCCTTGCCGTCCTCCAATGGGACGCCCTGGCGGAGGCTCGAGCCATGATCCACGACGCGCCCTACAACGTGCGAAGCCGGTTCATCGCCGGCATCCTGAACAAGTCCATGTCGCTCACGGCCCGGCAGTCACCGGAGACCATGGGCAATCTGCGGTCCGACTTCTTGGACCTGCTCGGGGAGATGACGGTCGGTGACGACGACCTTGCAGGGGAAGACACAACTGCGTTTGTCGCCGTTGATTCGTCAGATGAAGATCAAGACGAAGGATCTGTCAGTCGAGCCCCTTGACCTCGACGCGTCCTTCGCCTGGGCGCAGAAGCAGTTCGTGGCCAAGATCCAAGAGGAGTACAACGCCGGCCGTCCCATCCGGATCATCGTGCTCAAGGGCCGGCAGTTGGGGATCTCCACCGCCTCGGAGGCCGTGCTGTTCAACTGGTGTTTCATGCACCCCGGAGCCAACGCCCTGGTGCTGTCGAAGTCCACCGCCGACTCCGAGTACCTGTTCGAGATGACCAAGCTAATGTGGGACAACTGGCCCTTCCGGGAGCTCTTCACCGAGTCCCACAAGTCGGTGAGGCGTCTGTCGTGGAAGGAGACCGGCTCCTCCATGAAGATCGCCACCGCCAAGGGCAAGGAGGTGGGGCGCGGGCAGACCATCCACGCCGTCCACTGCTCCGAGGTCGCCTTCTACCCCGACCCCGAGGGGCTGATGACCGCCCTCAAGCAGGCCGTCCCCGACAAGCCGGGCACCGTCATCCTCCTCGAGTCCACCGCCAACGGAGCGGGGAACTGGTTCCACCAGGAGTGGTTCGCTGCCAAGGCCGGGGAGTCGGATTTCATCCCGCTCTTCTTCCCCTGGTATCTCCATGAGGAGTACTCCTTCCCCGACACTACCCTCACCTACGACCGCCTCACCAAGGAGGAGCGGGACCTGATGGAGAAGTTCGAGGGGCTGGGCATCCCTCAACTGGCCTGGCGGCGGTGGTGCATCCGGAACAAGTGCAACAACGACGAGGACGTGTTCCACCAGGAGTATCCCTGTGACGACCACGAAGCCTTTCTGACCACCGGTAGGAACATCTTCCCCCTCGACAAGCTGGACGCCTGCTACGAGCCACGGAACGGGGCTCAGGGCTACCTCAGCCCCCTGCGGGACCCGACCAAGCGACAGGGCCAGTTCTTCAAGTCCAAGGACGGGGAACTCCGGATCTTCAAGCACCCCCACGACCGGCAGAAGTACGTCATCGCCGGGGACCCGACCCGGACGACATGGGGAGACCCGGCGTGTATCCAGGTGCTCAACCGCTACACCTTCGAGCAGTGTGCCGTCTGGCACGGCCATGTCGAGCCGGCCGAGTTCGCCGACCGTCTCGCCGAGCTCGGCTACTACTACAACACCGCCACGGTGAACTGCGAGATCGAGGGCGGGGGTCTGGCGACCATCGCCATCCTCAAGGACAAGATGTTCTACCCCGACGTGTGGCGCTACCGGCAGATGGACCGGATGCCCGGACAGGTCACCAACTCTTTCGGGTGGTCGATGAACTGGCAGCGCAAGCAGATGGCGGTGGCCTTCGTCATCGACTGCCTCGGCCAGGGGATGTTGAAGATCCACGACGAGAAGACCTACGAGCAGATGGCCAACTATGTCTCGCTCAAGTACGGGGAGTTGGGGCCGGCCTCGGAGAAGGGGAACGACGACGCGGTGACCTCCCTGGCTATCGCTGTAGCCACGATCCGCATGGAGTTAGACTCGGCCCGTGACCCCATGGAGATGTTCCAAAGCTACAGCCTCGAGCTGGAAGGGAACGTGTTCAAGCCACCGGTCGCTGAGGTATCCAACACGAATGACATCGGCGGAATGCCGTTCTGGCAGATGAACGAGGACGACTACTGATGGCCGTGGCCTACGCCTACCGATGCGACGGATGCGGGACGAGCATCGAGTCGAACGTTCGTGGGGACCGCGTCCCCTGTTCCTGTGGGCTCACCGCCTCCCGGCGGTTCCGGTTCTCCATGTCCACCTCGTTCCGGGAGCACTTCAACGTGGCCACCGGGCAGTACGTCAACAACAACCGAGAGTTCACCGACGCCTTGAAGCGGGCATCCGAGGAGCAGACGGCCCGGACGGGGCTGGAAGTGAACCTCGAGCCGGTGGACTACTCGGACAAGGCAGCTCTCGGGGTCACCGACGAAGGGCTTGACGAGACGGCCAAAGCACGGTTCGATTCGGTATGACCCTCACCCAGACCGACCCCACGGGGTACGACGAGTTGGATGAGTTTGAGCTGACCGGCCGGCTCATGGAGCTCTACCAGGAGGCCAAGAACGCCAAGCAGCGGCGGCACGCCGAGTGGACCAAGAACTACATGCTGACGTTCAACCGGTCCTCGGGGTCCAACACCCGTCCAGGGTCTGGGGTACGGGACTCGGAGATCTACCCGATCATCCGAAACCGCATCGCCTGGATGACGGACCAGAAGGTCGAGTTCAACGTCACCCCCGCGGTCGACCCCTTCTCCGAGTTCGCTGACCACGAAGCCGCCATCGGTCACCACATGGAGTTGATCCTGCAATCCAACTGGCAGGTCCAGGGGTGGTTCAAGCAGCAGTCCCTTCTCCTGTGGGATTCGGCCATCTGCGGAGCGGGGATCGCCAAGGCGGTGTGGGACTCCGGGCTGGACGGTGGGATCGGCAACGTCTCCTTCCAGCGGCGTGACCCGTGGAAGATTTACCCCAACCCCGAAGCCACCTCGGACGAAGACCTGATGTACCTGTTCGAGGTCAACCGCATGACCTACGACGAGATCCAGCGGAAGTTCCCCGACACCAGCCGGGACCTGATCGAGATGGCCGTTGCCCAGGGGGACACCGGGGACTACGCCAAGCGGCCCTCGGACACCTCGGGGATGACCGACCGCATGGTGGTCCCCGGCAACATCCCCGGCAACGAAGGCACTCCCTGGGGCCGGCCGGGACAGGGGACACAGACCAGCGCCTCCAACGTCCTGACGGGCGGGGTGAACGTCTACGAGTGCTGGATCCGGGAGAACGTCGAGACGGTCAGGGAGACCACCGATCCTCTCCACGGTGAGGACGAGAACGTGGTCTACGACCAGTGGAGGGTGGTGGTGTTCACCGGCTCCCACGTGCTGCTGGACACCACCGCCGAAGACCTGTGGCAGCACAACCGCCACCCGTATGCCCGGTACGTCGATGACGAGACCGGCGAGTTCTGGCCCGTCCCCATCGTCTCCTACCTCGCCCCCTGCCAGGTGGCCATTGACCGCCTGCTCGCCTCCATGCAGTCCAACGCCGAGCTCACCGGCAACCCCGTGTTCATGGACGTGGCCAACTCCGGTCTCGGGCGGACGCAGATCGTCAACCGAGCCGGGCTTCGGCTGCAGATGGACTCTGCGGTGGCCAACACCAACGGGAGCAAGCCCGGATGGCTCAACCCCCCGCAGATGAGCGGCGATGTCATGCAACTCATCAACCTCTGGCGACA